GCCATTGGTGGGCATGGGGCCGGGGGTGGCGGGGCTGGTGAGACCGTTATCCGGCAGCGACTGGAGGTGCAGCCAGGCGGTTTGTTGCGGCTGCACGTATTTGATCGAAGGTTTGGCCCAAGGGCTGGTCAAGACAACCCGTCTGGGTTGGCGCGAGCATTTGCACCCCCAGCGATCATCGAGTATCGAGAAAACGGTGAGCGCTTCGGGCCTACACAGGCGCGCATAGAGGTCAGGGGTGGGCAGGATGGGGGCTTTGCTGTCCCAGATACCGCTATTTTTCCGATCCCGTATCAGAACTACGATGCCATTTGCGTCGTGGGCCGAGGCGGTGCCGGCGGCGGCCGAGACGGGAATCTGCGCAACGGCGCTGCGGGCGGAGAAGGGGGTGATGGCGGCGTCTGCGAATTGGCCGGTCACCCGGATTTTGCCGATCTGTTTACAGGCCAAAACGGCGCAGGCGGGGCAAGCCCGACTGGCCCGTTTATTGTGGACGGAATTAATTTCAATTTCTTTCCCAACCCCAACCCCACGGCAGCGACGAATTTTGGCGCCGGCGGCGGAGGCGGCCCCGGGTACACCGCACCAACAGGCCTAAGGATGACTTTCTTGGCTTTTCCTGGGCAGCGATACCTTGTGAACTACGAAGCGCTTCCGGTTGATGGCACGTTTGGCTGGGTTCACAGCGACAGCAACAGGGATCTTTGGGGTTTTCATCCAACGCCCGCCCGACACGGCGGCCCCGGCCTTGCGGTCATCGAATGGTACGCGCCCGAACCCGAACCCGACCCCCAATCCCACTCCAGCACATGAGCACCCCACCCGAGACCATCGAGCTCTACGACTTTCGCTCGACCAGCGCGGCATTTGGCCTGACCCCACACGAGTTCGACGTGGATCTGGAGGGGCAGGTCTATGCCAGCGTGCCGCTGGGCCGCAGCGCGCTGGCGCTGGGCCCCGAGGCCGCCAAAGCCGCCTTGCAGCTGCGCCTGCCGCCCGACCATGCGCTGGTCAGCCACCTGCTGGCCAGCGCCCTGAGCGGCGAAGTCATGAGCCTGACCCTGCGCTTGGCGCGGCGTGCATCCGCTGGCCACTGGGAGGTCGCTGGCGTGCGCTGGCTGGGGCGCGTGCTCGGGGCCGAAGTGGCCGACGAGCTGGCCCAGATCGCTTGCGAGAGCGCCCAGGTCAGCCTCAAGCGCAGCGGCCTGCGCCGCCTCTACAGCCGGCAGTGTTCGCACGTGCTCTATTCCGCTGCCTGTGGCGCGGCCCTGCGCCAGCACAGCGCGACGGTGCAGCAGGCCAGCGGCCGGCGTGTGGATCTGGCGGGTGCTGTGCCGGCGCATGTGGCCGGGGGCCTTGCCGGTGGCTGGCTGCAAACCCCAACCGGGGCGCGCCACATGATCGTCAGCGAAGCCGGCAGCGCGCTCGAACTCATGGCACCCATCGCGCTGGCGCCCGACACCGTGGTGCAGTTGGTGTGCGGCTGCGACCACAGCACCGCCACCTGCGCGGCGCGCTTTGGCAACCTCGACAACTACGGCGGCTTTCCCAGCATCCCCAGCAAAAACCCGTTCTCGACTGGAGTGTTCTAAATGTGGTGGCAACTGGTTTTTTTCGTCGTCAGCTCGTTCATCTCGGCGGCGCTGGCGCCCCGCCCGCCCGCACCCAAGCCCGCCGCACTGAGCGACATCGACGCCCCCACGGCCGAAGAAGGGCGCCCGATCCCGGTGGTGTTTGGTGCCGTGCTGATTCGCGGCCCCAACGTGGTCTGGTACGGCCACCTGCACGCCGACCCCATCCACAGCAGCGGAGGCGGCAAAAAATGAGCCCCATCACGGTCACCATCGACGATGCCCGCGCCGCCGGCCTGTGTGTGCACGGCGCCCGCGGCTGGTTTGAGCGCCACGGGCTGGACTTTCGCGCCTTCCTCGAGCGCGGCATCGGCGCCGAGGTGTTGCTGGCCACCGGCGACGCCATGGCGCTGCGCGCGGTCGAGCAAGCGCAGCGCCGCGCCCATACAGCAGGAGCGCGCTGATGGGCGGCAGCAGCAAAGGGGGCGGGAGTCAGGTCGTTGGCTTTCGCTACCGCATGGGCCTGCACCTGGTGCTGTGCCAGGGGCCGGTGGATGCGGTGCAGGAAATCCAAGCCGGCGAGCGCACCGCCTGGGGCAGCGACACGCGCGCGCCGCTGCGGCTCTGGCACGGCATCGGCACGGCCTTCATCAACAGCCCCGAGCTATTTGGCGGCGAGGGCCGCGAGGGCGGCGTGGTGGGCTGCTGCGACATCCTGCCCGGCGACGCTGGACAAGTGCGCAACGACTACCTGATCGCTCAGCTCGGGCCCAATGTGCCGGCCTTCCGGGGCGTGCTCTCGCTCGTGGCGCGGCAGGTGTACTACGCCGCCAACAACCCTTACATCAAGCCTTGGGCGGTGCGCGTGCGCCGCTTCGTCGCGGGCTGGCACGAGCCGCCCTTCTTGGGCGAACGGGTCGAGGTGCTGGGCCGCAATGCCAGCGGCCAGTCGATCACCATCGGCATGAACCCGGCGCACATCATCGCCCAGTGCCTGACCGACCCCGGCTGGGGCATGGGCTATCCGCGCACCCAACTGGGCAACAGCTTCGGTGCCGCAGCCCAAGTTCTGTGGGACGAGGGCTTTGGCCTCAACCTGATCTGGACGCGCCAGCAGCCCATCGAGGGCTTCATCACCGAAGTGCTCGACCACATCGGCGCCGTGCTCTACGTCGACCCCGAGCGCGGCACCTTCGAGCTGCGCCTGCTGCGTGGCGACTACCAGCTCGATGCGCTGCCGCTGCTGGGGCCCGAGCAGATCGTGAGCCTGGAGCGCTTCGAGCGCGCCCAGTGGGGCGAGCTGCCCAACGAGATCACCGTGGTCTATACCAGCTGGGAGACCGGCGGCGAGGCCGCGCTGTCGGTGGCCAACTTGGCTGCGGTGCATTTGCAAGGCGGCGTGATCAACCAGCGCCGCGACTACCCCGGCGTCAGCCACGCGCCGCTGGCCTCGCGGCTGGCGCTGCGCGATCTGCGCATCTACGGTGCGCCGCTGGCGCGCGTGAGCCTGACGCTGGCCCAGGGCGCGCTGCGCCGCGCGCCGCTGCCGGGCGATGTGTTTAGGCTGCACTGGCCACGCTTGGGGATTGACGGCATGGTGCTGCGCGTGCTCAGCGTCGATGCCGGCAGCCTGGACAGTGCGCTCTGGCGCATCGAGGCCGCCGAGGACGTGTTCGGGATGGAGCACAGCGTCATCAACGCGCTGCCGCCCGTGCCCCAAGACCCCAGCGCCGCCGCGCGCGCGCCCGCGCTGGTGCTGGCGCTGGAGCTGCCCTACTGGGAGATCGCGCGCAGCCTGTCGCGCGCCGAGCTGGCCACGGTCACCGACACCGATACCGCCATCGCCGCGCTGGCCGCGCCCGCAGACGCAGAGCAAAGCGCATGGAGCCTGCGCACCGGCAGCGGCAACCTTCCCGGCCAGCAGACCGTGGTGGCGCAAGGCGAGTACGCGCCCATCGTGACCTTGAGCGCCGCGCTGGCCGCCACCGAACAAGACGTGATCGAGATGCCGGTCAGCGCGGTGCAGCTCGCGCCGCGGCTGGCAGCGGGTGACTATGCTTACTTGGTTGACGCCAGCGGCGCGCTGCGCGAGGCCGTGGCGATCACGGCCTTTGACGCCATCGACGCCACCCTCAGCTTTGCGCGTGCGGTGCTCGACACCACGCCCCAGAGCCATGCCGCCGGCACGCGCCTGATCGGTGTCGGCCGCTGGCTGGCAAACGAGGGCGTCGAGCGTGCGCAGGGCGAGTCGGTGTTCGTATCCGCCGTGCCGCGCACCTTTGCGTCCGCTGGCGCACCGGTGCCGGCGGGCAACGGCAACCCGCTGCTGCTCACCGCGCGCCAGGCGCGGCCCTACGCGCCCGGGCGCGTGCGCTTCAACGGCCAGGCCGACCCCAGCGCAGCGCTGGCGGGCGATCTGCTGATCGAGTGGGCGCACCGCGACCGCACCCTGCAAACCGCGTACCTGGTGCGCCAGGACGAAGGCCCCATCGGCCCCGAGCCGGGCGTGAGCTACACCGTGCGCTGCTTTGACCGCGACGGCGCGCTGGTGCGCACCTTCAGCGGCCTGACCGGCACCAGCGCAACTTGGAGCGCCGCTGACATCGGCAGCGACGCGCCAGCCGAGCGCGGCAGCCGCGTCACCATCGAAATCGAAGCCGTGCGCGCCGGCCTGGTGAGCTGGCAGCGGCAGCGGCGCACGGTTGAGCGCGTGGTTGCTTGAAGGCCGGCGACGCCACCGTCACCCCACCATTACCCCACCATTACCCCACCATCACCATCACCGACCCGCCCGCGAGGCGGGTTTGGCTTTTCTGGAGAGACCACAACCATGATCGAACCCCGCACCACCGAACCCGAACGACATCCGCCGGCGCTGGTCGAGAACCATCTCCTGCTGCGCAAGGAGGACTTCGACGAACTGCTCGACCGGGCCGCCGAACGCGGCGCCGAGCGCTGCTTGGCGCAGCTCGGCCTAGAAAACGGACACGCTGCGCGCGATGTGCGCGATCTGCGCGACCTATTGGCCGCCTGGCGCGACACCCGGCGCGCGGTCTGGGAGACGGTTTACAAGACCCTCACCACCGCCCTCTTGCTCGCCTTGCTGGCCGGGATCGCCGTCAAGCTCAAGCTGTTTGGGGGCGCACCATGATCGCCCAGATCGAACGCCGCCTGCTGCCGCAGTGGCCAAAGGTGCTGCGTCGGGCCTGGAGCATCCGCCTCAACCTCCTGGCAGCGATCTTCACCGCAGCCGAAGTGGTGGTGCCGCTGTTGGCCGATGTGTTGCCGCCCGGCGCGTTCGTGTTGCTGGCCTTTGGCGCCAGCATCGCCGCCGCCGTTGCCCGTCTGATCGCTCAACCGGAGATGTACAAATGAACCCCGCCACCCGCCGCGCCGTGGCCGCGCTGTCACTATCCGCTGCCGCTCTGGTCGGCATCGTGCTGCACGAGGGCTACACCGACCGCGCCGTGATCCCGGTGCCGGGCGATGTGCCCACCATCGGCTTTGGCACCACCACCCGACCCGACGGCACCCCGGTGCAAATGGGCGACCGCACCACGCCGCCGGCGGCGCTGGAGCGGGCACTGCGCGATGTGCAGCGCTTCGAGGGCGCTCTGAGGCAATGCGTGACCGTGCCGCTGGCCCAGCACGAGTACGACGCGCTGGTGAGCTTTTCGTACAACGTCGGCAGCCGCGCCTTCTGCAATTCGACGCTGGTGCGCAAACTCAACGCCGGCGACTACTACGGTGCCTGCGCGCAGCTGCTGCGCTGGCGCTTCTTCCAAGGCCATGACTGCGCGCTGCCTGCCAACGCGCGGCTGTGCGGCGGGCTGGTGACGCGCCGGCAGGCCGAGTATCAGCAGTGCATCGGAGCCGGGCGATGAGCGGCATCGGCTGGCCGTACCGGCTGCTGGCCTTGGCGGCAATGGCCGCTGCCCTGCTCGGCCTGGGCTGGGTCAAGGGCGCGGGCCACGTTCAGGCGCAGTGGGATGCGGCCGTGCAGCAGCAAGAGCTGGAGGCCGCCGCCACCCGCGAGCGGCAGGCGCAAGCCACCGTCGAGGTCGTCACCCGGTACGTCGACCGCGTGCGAATCGTGCGCGCAAGAGGCGACACCATCATCAAGGAGGTACCCGTTTATGTTCCTGCCCAAGCCGACGCTGCTTGCACTATCAACCGTGGCTTTGTCCGCCTGCACGACGCTGCCGCCGCCGGTGAGCTGCCCGAGCCCGCCCGAGACGCTGATGCGCCCGCCGCAGACCTTGCGCTCTCTGCCGTCGCCACCACCGTCGCTGCCAACTACCAGACCTGCCACGAGAACGCCGAGCAACTGAGGGCGTTGCAGGGGTGGGTCGTGGAGATGGCTACCACCGTGAAGTGAAAAATCCCTGTGGGGCAGACCATCGAGCCAGAACTGCGGCGCTGGGTCTGGCGGCGGGAGGTTGCTGCCGGGCCTCGTGGCGCGGCGCGAGGCCGAAGTGCCCCTAATCCTTCAAACTACGGCTGTCTGGGGCGGTTCATCTAGGCACATAAAGAATATTTAGTATAAACTATGCTTCTAGTGCATTATCTGGGTGGTAATATCGTGTCATTCGAAAGCGTTGAAGAACTCATCCGGGCAGCGCGCAATGAGCGCAGCCAGAAGGAATTCGCCGATCTGCTGGAGGTCGATCAGTCGATGGTGAGCAAGTACGAGCGCGGTAAGGCCAGCCCACCGATCAGTGTCATCAACCGCTGTATGCGTCTGGTGCATACCGCCGAAGTCGAGACGGCACCGTCTGCGGAACAGCTCGCCGTCCGCGTGCGTGAATCCCTAGCCGACCCGAAGTTGGGTCAAGTGCGCTCGGCGCTATCCCGCTTGTTGGACGCCTTTGCGTCCGAAAACGCGCAGGCCCGATCCTCGGGCGCTGCGCCGCAATGACATAGGAGGCCGTATGGCAACGCAATCAACCATCGAATGGACGGAGCAGACGTGGAACCCGACCACTGGATGCACCAAGGTCTCGCCGGGTTGCAAACACTGCTACGCCGAAGTGATGGCGCGGCGGCTGCACGCGATGGGCGCGCCCGGCTATGAAAACGAGTTCAAGCTCACCGTGCATGAGATCCGGCTTGAACAACCGCTTTCGCGCAAGAAGCCGACGACGTACTTCGTGAATAGCATGAGCGATCTGTTCCACGAGGCGGTGCCGGACAAATTCCTCGACCGCGTGTTCTCGATCATCGAGGCCACGCCGCAGCACACCTACCAAATCCTCACCAAGCGCGCCGAGCGCCTGCCGGAATATTTCGCCCGGCGTGCCTGCCCGCAAAACGTGTGGCTGGGTGTGTCGGTGGAGGACAAGAAGTACGGCGTGCCGCGCATCGACCACCTGCGCAAGGTGGACGCGCACATCCGATTCATCTCGGTCGAGCCGTTGCTGGAGGACTTGGGGCGCATCAACCTGGGCGACATCCACTGGGTAATCGTCGGCGGCGAATCAGGCCACAAAGCTCGCCCGATGCGCGAGGAGTGGGTGGCGAACGTGCAAGTGCAAGCCGAGGCCGCTGGCGCGGCGTTTTTCTTCAAGCAGTGGGGCGGTTGGGGCGCCGATGGCGTCAAGCGCGACAAGAAAGCAAACGGGCGCGTCTTCCGCGGTCGCACATGGGACGATTACCCGCAGGCTGCAGAGCAGCAGCTATAGGGTGTCCAAGATGTCCTTGGCGATCTTGGTCGCCAGTCCGAAGGCCTTGGGGTTCCGGTTCGAGGCCGCAAAGTAGAGCGCGAACAGCGGCGCCCCGCTCGGGTTTTTCGAGTCCCCGCCTTGGTAAAGCACCTTGGGCGCTGTCACGGCCGCGAACAGCCCCTTGAGGCGCTCCGAGACGAAGTCGAGCATCTCGCGGTGATCGGCGTTGCGCTCATCGCCGTCGTCGCCGCCAAACATATCGGTCTGCCGCTTCTGCACGTAGAAGGCCTGTCGCCAAGCATCGGTGCCCAGCACCCGTGACAGCGAAGATTCCTTGACGGCGTCAAGTGCGTCTGCATTCTTCGCCGCCTGCCGATACAACCCAGCATAGGGAAAGAGATACCAAACATCGATCGCACCAGTCTTGGCAATGGCCTCCAAGGTCGTCCACTCGACATGCATTCCAAATGGGTCTAGGAACAGCACAGCCCTTTCGTTGCACCACTGGTACTGCGTACATAGCAACTTCAGGGCCGTGTTGGCGTCGCTCTGAACTATCTCGATGTTCTTGTCGGGGTGATCCTCCGCGAGTGACTTCAGAGCATCGAGCTTCCTAGGCAGCAGCTCTATAAAGTGATACTTATGAAATCCCGGGTTGGCGGCTAGGGCCCTTCGGGCTGAACCGTCGATGCTCTGCTTCTCTCCATTGACCTTGATGTCGCATCGTCCAGTTCCGGCGAAGGCGTCGACGTAGATGCGGGTGAAGTGCTGCTTGCTGAGTGCGGTGTTGAATGCTCCGAGATACTTCTCCAGAGCCTCTAGCTTAATTCGCGTCCAAACCCCGCCAAACTGGTGTTGGTCTCCGCCTGCGCTGGCGTTCCCGTCCTCCCCGAGGAGGTCATTGTCGACTTGTTGCCCCAT